GGCTCCTCGGCCGGCATCCGGCTTGCCTTGAGCACGGCGGCGGCGAGGTCGTCACGATCGCGGAACAGCCCGAGCGCCGGGTTGGCCTTTTTCCATTGCCGCCGATCGTTGAGCTCGCAGTTTTCGTCCGCGGCGTGCAATTGACAAACGATGGTCGGGTCGACGCCCGAGAGGCCGTCGTCGATCAGTTGCGACAGGATATGCTCGGGATCGTTGGATTGCGTCGAGAGCGTAATAAACAGCGGCTCGCGGCACGCGCCAAACGAGGTATCGAGGACGTCGTAGAGATCGCGGTTTTTCGCTTGCGCGAGCTCGTCGTAAATCACCAGGCTCGGTAAAAAGCCGTGCTTGGTGCCGGCCTCGGAGCTCACGGCCCGATACACCGATGCGGTCGAGCGGCCGATCATGGTTTTGCGCGACGGTACGATATCGACCGCGTGCAAGAGCTCGGGCTCGGCCTCGACGATTTGCTTGGCAAACTTGAAAATGATTCCGGCCTGGTCGGCATCGTTGGCGGCCGAATAAATCTCACCGTGCGGGATGCGCTCGGGACCGACCAGATGCGCGAGCGCAATACAGGCGATGAGCGCCGTCTTGCCGTTCTTGCGCGCCATTGACAGGATCGCGCGGCGCACAACGCGGCGGCCGTCGGGCAAGCTCGGCTCGTAAATATCGCGGATAAACTTTTTCTGCCAGGCTTGCAATTTGAACGGCTTGCCCTGGCCGGTGCCGCTCGGCACCGTCAGTTTTTCAATAAAGCGGATGACCTTAGCCGCGCGTTCCTTGCCGGCCGCGGTACGCTGGACCTGCCCGAGCATGGATCAGGTCGCGACGAGCCCGTCGAATTTGCCGGCCTTTTTCACCGGGCCGGCGGCGAGCCGCGTGCGCGCCAGCGGCGTCATTCCGAGTTGCATCGCGTATTTCACCATTTCGCACGAGGCCCGCGCGGCAACGCCGACGATCGGGTTGGCGATGATATGGCCGGCGTCGTTGCGCGCGGCGAGGCCGGAAAATTTCGGATCGTTGGCGGCCATCGCCTTGATCGCCCGCTCGGCGATGAGCCAGCGCGCGTAAGCCGAGCAATAGGCGGCAAGCGTGTTGACGTCGACGAGCGTCAGGAGCCCGAGCCGGTAGAGCTCGGGCGCGACGCGGCGCCATTCGATCACCGCGTCGGGGAGCAAATAGTCGGGCGGATCGGGGATGCTCGCCAGTTGGATCGGCTCGGGCTCGGGCCGGATCGGTTGATTTCCTGGATTGCCGCGCAAAAGCTTGAGCCTCGCCGGAACGGGCGCGGTCATACGGTCACCGCGGCAAGGCCAAGGCGGATCGGACCCGGCACCGGCAAGCCGAGCAACAACGCGACAATCAGGTAAAGCGCGATCAACGCGACGATCACCATGTAAACGCGCTGGATATTTTCAGGGATCGCAAAACCCATCCAACTCGCAAACCAAACGACGACAAGGCCGATCAGGACGAGGATCGCGACGTAGATCGCGATATTGATAAGGCCGAGCAAAGCGCCGGTGATGCTCATACGATTTCCTCCATCGAGGTTATTTGCATTGCGAACGGAAACGACCCGCAAACGATCGCCTTTGACCGCGGCGCGATTTCCCGCGTCGTTTCAATGACTTCCCGTAACCTCAGGTTAAAAAAGGAAACTAGGCGGCCGGTCGCGGGCCGTTGCGCGTGGATGGTCGCAACCGCCCCCCCACCCTTTAACGGGAATAGGACCCGCGCCGACCATCCGCGGCGCCGAGACTAGTCTCTTGCATTTGATGGATGCCGCGGGTCGAGCGGCCAACCATCCGCGTCGACGTTGCAAGCAAAGCCGTCGAGCTCCTCGCGTTGCTTGGTGACGTTGTGATGCGTCAAGCACAACGATTGCAATGCACCGTTCCAGAACGAGTGCTCGTCGCCTCGGTGTGGCGTGATGTGGTCGGCCGCATAGGCCGGCGTGACGATCCCATCCTTCAAGCACATAGCGCAAAGCGGATGCTCGCGTAATTGGTATCGTGCGCGCTTGCGCCAACGTCGCAAGCCGTACCAACGGACGCGCGTCAGGCGATCGCTTGCGTGCATTGCCTTAGTTTGTTCTCCGTAGTGGATACGAAAAACGTGCTAAATTCGGGCACGCTTACCCGTTGCTTTGGCTCGCATATTTTCGCTGGATCGAGCTTTCGCGGACGCAATTCGGCCCGTCAAAAAGTCTCGCGCGTAGGATTGTTGCAATTTCAATATCTTGTCAACGCCGCTTGCCGCGAAAGGTCGACTTGCGCGGGATCGACTTGCGCGTAAACCAAGGAAATTGTTTTCGAATTTCGATTATGACGCTCGCCGGGACGAGCCGGTTTTTCGGGCTGGCGATCAGGCTCCGAATTATCAAGGCGCGCAATTCGTGCATGACGGCCCAAAACGGCGGTGCTGATTCGTTCCTCTTGGCGCGTTCCTGGCGATAGAGCTTGTAGGCGTGGTTGAACGCCGAGAATGTGCCGTCGCGTTGCATGGCCTCGATCGCGTCGTCGAGATAGCCGGCATAGACTTTTGCCCGCTCGATCGCGCGGGCGTGCGGCGTCAACGTCACGCCGCGCATGTTTGCCATCAATTCGATCAAGGCGACGAGCTCGTTGAGCGGCAAAGCGCGCTTGATGCCGTCGTCGCGGTTGACATAGATCAAATTTGGCGTTTGCGCGATCGCCGTGAGCGCCGCGTAGTCCATGCCCCATGCGATCCAGGAGATCGAGGCCGTCGGCGACATGATCCGCCGGATATTGCGGATCGCCTTGTCGAGATCGCGCGCAACGCCGACGGTGATCGGGTTGCCCTGGTCGACGCTCACATAGATCGCAACCGCGCCAATCGCCGAAAGGTACGTTTTTGCCGCGGTGCTTAGGCGCTCAATCAAAACACCATGACCCGCTTGCCGATCAATGCGTCAGCGATATTGTCGCATAACGTCCAATTGAGCCGGCGCCAGGCGTCGGCCTCGCCATCGTATTTTCGTCGCTTGATTTCGTACGCAAGGTCGCCGTCGATCGAGCGCATACGCGCGCATACGTTGACGATCAAAACCTCACGCGGCTCGGCCAAATATTGCATCGGCCAAGCGATCGCGCGCTCCATTTGGGAAATTTCCTTGGCCGACGGCAAGACGCGCGAGCGGTTGGCCTCGCGTTGCAAGGACTCGAGCTCGCCGGCGCCGATCATGGCGAGGAGGTCGGTCCACTCGACGCGGTATTGCGGCCATGCGCGCCCGAACGCGCGCGGCAACGGTGAGCGCCAGGGCATCCGCGAAAGCACGCGCCAGGCGTCGGCGAGACGCAACGCCACATGCGCCGCGGTCCATGCGCTCGGCACGAGCTCGGGCGCCGGCACACCGTCAAGCGGATGCCAACCGTCGAGCACCTCGTCGCCGTTAAAGAGCTTCGCCATTACGTTTGCTTTCGTCGATAAGCTTTTGCACCTGTATTATGCGCCAACGTATTTCCCCGCTCATGTTCCGACAGTTTTTAGCCGCGGTTTCTTTTATTTCGTCGTAAAGCTCTTGCGATACGCGGGCGAAAATTATATGCGTTTTCCCTACCATATTGATCGTCCATTTCCCTCGTTCCTATTTTGCCTTGCCCGCCATCCTCGTTTAGCGGCGCGCCCGCTCGTCCAAAGCGCGCCAACCGATAGGCGGGTCGCCGAGTAGCGTTTGCGATAGCGTACGGCGATCCAGAGCGGCTTGACGCATTTCTCGCTCACGCATGACCTCGTCGGGCACGCGATCAAATGCGGTGACGACATGCGGCGCTTTCGTATTCGGGCGCACACGAGCGCGCATGGCCGCGCGCTTTGCAATAACCTCTTTGCGCGTAACCTTATTCCGGTGCCATTGCGCGCGCCGGTGCTCCTGGAATTGCGGCTCGATCTCGACGCGCAAAATATATTCGGAAATGCCGGTGCGCTTGCTCACGGTATGCCAACCGACACCGTTGGCGCGTAAGTGCCGCGCCTGGTCGACGAGCTCGGGCGTGAGCATTGCCATTGCGTTTCCCGTGAAACTTTTTGCTCGCTAACTTTTGATATCTTTCTCGGTCGTCCTCTTGGGAAATGGCACGGTATTTGCGCTTAGTTACTTATCTAGATTCTAGATTCTCCCTCGACTTATCGCATTGCGGTCTAATGATTGCCGCGGGTTAGCCGGAAAGTTTCGGCGAAAGACTCGCCAAACTTTCGCGAAACTTTGCCCGGTTTTATTTGACGACATGGAACCGCCTCGACCGGCGCGCGATCGCCTTGCGTATGGCGATCGCAATTTCACGATCGGCGCGCTCGTTGCGGAGATTGCCGCCGAGGACATAGATTTTTTTTGCGGTGATAAGCCTGGCGCGGATGCGTTTCCAACGCCGCGCATTGGTCCCGAGCCATTTGCAAACCGAGGTCGGCCGATCGGGGATCGCGCCGTCGTTGGCATAAATCAAATCGAGGACCGTGTTATAGGCGCCGCGTTCCTCTAGCGTGAGGATCAGCATACCGGCAAGCGCCGCGTTATGGTCGCGCTTGTACCATTTGAGAGTCCCCATTATTTCGCGACCTCATGATGCGGAAT